ATGCCCGCCCCCTCCACCCGCGCCGCCATCCTCGTCGGCCTCGACCGCGCCGTCCCCTTCGCCACCGCGGAGGAAGCCTGGTTCTGGACCATGTCGGCGCTGATCGCCCGACACGAAGGGGCGCGCCTCTCCGCCGGCCGCGGCGAGGTGCTGCGCCCGTGTGAGCCCGATGACGTGGTGAAGTGCCTCGACCGGCTGTACCGCCAGCGCCGGATCGAGCTCGCCCATGCGCGCATCCTGCGCATCTGGGGCGAACGCGGCAGCGCCCCCAGCGCCCGCGTGACCGGTGAACGTGGCGATCTGCGGCTTTGGAACGAAGCGATGGAGCGCCTCGATTTCCCGCTGCGCGCGAAGGGTATCGTCGCTGGCCCGGCGCGCGGGATGGAAGGCATCGGTGAGGCGCTGCATGCAGCCGGAAACCTGGGTTTTCGCGCATGACACGGGTGGCGCATCGGCGTCTGGCGGAGGGCGGACAGCGCGTGTTCCTCGCCTTTGGGGGGGAAGCCGACCAGCCATGGCTGCGCCTGCTGCGCCCCGGGTTTCGCCACTGCTTCGCCGCGGTGGCCGACGAGGCGGGCTGGACCGTGCTGGAGCCGCTATCGGGCAGGCTGGTCGTGGCCCGTCTTCCGGTGAATGCGGGCTTCGACCTGCCGGGTTTCTACCGCCGCGCCGGCTTGCGCGTGCTCGGCCCCTTCCTGCCCGGGGCCCCGCGGGCGCGCCTGCTGCCGCCGCTGGCACCCTTCACCTGTGTGGCGCTGTGCCGCGCGCTGATCGGCCCGGCCGCCCCCTTCGCGGTGACGCCTTTCGGGCTGTTCCGGAAGCTCCAGGGGAAAAACGCGGAAAATAGGAAAAAAGTCTTGACGCGCGCCGCCGGCCCGGCCTAGAAAACACCTGCCACGGGGCGCATTGCGCGCCGCGGTTGTCTCTCCTCCCGGCCTACCCCCCTCGCGGGCCCGTCCGACCCCCTCGGACGGGCCCGCTTCTTTTGGGACGCCGGGCAGGCCCGTTCCCCACACAGATCGGCGGAGGAGTCCCTCGCATGGGCAGTCTGTTCCAGGCGCCGCAACCCGCACCCATCGCCACCGTGGCACCGCCGGCACCCACCCTGCCCACGGAAGCCAGCGCCGCCGAGGCCGAGCGCGCCGCCCGCGCCGCCAGCGTGGAACGCGCGCGCCGGGGCCTGGCCGGCACCATCGCCACCTCGCCCCGCGGCGTGCTGGACCCCGCCCCCGCCTTCGCCACCCGCAAGACCCTGCTCGGCGCGTGACGCGCCAAACCTTCAACCCGGAGCGCGCAATGACGCCGGACGACATCCTGGCCCGCCACAGCCGCGCGCTGTCGCGGCGCCGCCCGCTGGAGGGCATCTGGCAGGATTGCTACGATCATGCCTTGCCGGCCACCGGATCGGCGCCGCTGTTCGACGCCACCGCCGCCGATGCGGCCGAGCAACTTGCGGCCTCCCTGCTGGCGGAGCTCACGCCGCCCTGGTCGCGCTGGTTCGGCCTGGCGCCGGCGCGGCATCTGCCGGATGCGGTGGCCGCCGGCCTCGCCGCCCCGCTGGAACAGGCCGCCGATACGCTGCAAGGCCATCTCGATCGCTCCAACTTCGCGATGGAGATGCATGAGGCCTTCCTCGATTTGGTGGTCGCCGGCACAGGCGTGCTGCTGGTGGAGGAGGCGCCGCCCGGCGAGACATCGGCCCTCCGTTTCACCGCCGTGCCGCTGCGCGAGGCGGTGCTGGAGGAAGGTGCGACCGGGCGCCTCGATACCGTCTTTCGCACGCTGATCCTGACGCCCGCCGAGTTGCGTGCCCGCTGGCCGGAAGCGCGCCTGCCGAAGCGGATCGAGCCGGATGCGCGGCTGCGCGTGGTGGAAGCCGCCTGGCCCGACCCCCGCACCGGCCACCGCTACGCCGTGGTGCTGGAGACGGACGGCGGCGCCGAGCAACTCGCGACCGGCGTGTTCTCCGACAATCCGTTCATCGCCTTCCGCTGGCTGAAGCTGCCCGGCGAGACCTATGGCCGCGGCCCCGTCCAGAAGGCGCTGCCGGATATCCGCACCGCCAACAAGGTGGTCGAGCTGATCCTCAAGAACGCCTCGATCGCCGCCACCGGCATGTGGATGGCCGAGGATGACGGCGTGCTGAACCCGGCGACGATCCGCCTGGTGCCGGGTGCGATCATCCCGAAGGCGCCGGGTTCCTCCGGCCTTACGCCGCTCGCCGCCGCCGGCAATTTCGACGTGTCGCAGCTCGTGCTGCAGGATTTGCGCACGCGCATCCGCGCCGCGCTGCTCGCCGACCGGATTGAGACCGCGTCCAAGACCACCATGACCGCGACCGAGGTGCTGGAACGCGCGGCGCAGGCGGCGCGGCTGCTCGGCGCCACCTATGGCCGCCTGCAGGCCGAGTTGCTGACGCCGCTGATCGGCCGCTGCCTCTCGATCCTGGCGCGACGCGGCGAGGTGCCGCCGACGCATGGCGCGCGGCTGACCTATGCCTCGCCGCTGGCGCGCGTGCAGGCGCGGGCGGATGCGGCGGACACGCTGCTGTTCCTGCAGGCCGCCGCCGGCCTCGGCGCCGAGGCCGCCGCGCTGATCGATGGCGCAGCCGCGGCACGCTGGCTCGCCCGCACGCTCGGCGCGCCGCCCGAGATCCTGCGCGCCCACCCTTCCACCCCGAACGAGGAGTGATCCGGGCATGCCCGACGATCTGCTGACCGCCGCCGCCGAACCCGCCGCGCGCACCGCGCGCCCTGCCGAAATCCCCCAAAAATTCTGGGACGAGGCGGCCGGCCAGTTGCGCGTGGATGCGCTGCTGAAATCCTATATCGAGCTGGAACGCCGCATGGCGCAGCGCCTGGCGCCGCCGGCCGATGACGCGCCCGAGGAGGATCGCGCCCGCTGGCGCGCGCTGCTGGGCATCCCCGAGACGCCGGATGCCTATGAGCTGACGCCCCCGCACGCGATGATCTCGCCCGATCCGGATGTGAACAAGCGCCTGCATGAGGCCGGCTTCACGCCGCGCCAGGCGCAGCTTGTCTATGACCTCGCCGCCGAGCGCCTGCTGCCGCTGATCGCCGAAGCCGCCGCCGATTTCGAAGCCGGCAAGCAGCTCGAACGCCTGCGCACGCACTTTGGTGGGGAGGAACGGTTCCGGCGCGTCGCCGGCCAGCTTTCCGCCTGGGGCCGCGCGAACCTGCCCGAGGAAGTGTTCACCGCGCTGTCCGCCACGGCCGAGGGCGTGATCGCGCTGTCGCGCATGATGGAGGCGAAGGAGCCGCCGATGACGCGCGACGCCGAGATGGAACGCGGCCCGGATGAAGGCGAGCTCCGCAAGCTGATGCGCGACCCGCGCTACTGGCGGAGCCGTGAGCCGGATTTCGTGAAGCGCGTGACCGACGGTTTTCGGAAACTGGTCGGCGAGTAACCGAGATGCGGCCGCTGCGCGATGCGCGCGGCCGCGCGGCGGGGCGGGCAGGGCGGGCCTATGGCCCCCGCCCGCCCCGCATCTGAAGAAAATTCTCCGCGGCCAACCGCTCGTCGGCCCGCGGAGCTTTGGCGCGCGCCCGGCCCGAACGGACCAACCGGACGCGCGCGCCTTCCCCGAAACGCACAGCGAAGGAGGGCACCCATGCCCACCAGCACCCAGATCGATGCCGTCTTCACCCGCCAGTTCCAGGCCGAGGTGCACGAAGCCTATCAGCGCCAGGGCAGCAAGCTGCGCCCCTCCGTGCGCTCCAAGACCGGCGTCGCCGGCACCAGCACCTTCTTCCCGAAGGTCGGCAAGGGCACGGCGCAGGCCAAGACGCGGCATGGCGCCGTGCCCGTGATGAACCTGGAACACGCGCAGGTGGAATGCGTGCTGCAGGACTATTATGCGGGCGACTGGATCGATCGGCTCGATGAGCTGAAGACCAACCTCGATGAACGCAGCGTCATCGCGAATGCCGGCGCCTTCGCGCTCGGCCGCAAGACCGATGAGCTGATCATCGCGGCGCTCGACACCGCGACGCGCGAGGCGACCGGCACCGCCGCCGGCACCACCGACACCAATGGTCTCACGAAGGAGAAGGTGCTGCTCGCCTTCGAGATGATGGGTGCGGCGGATGTGCCGGATGACGGCAACCGCTTCGCCATCGTCGGCTGGAAGCAGTGGAGCGAGCTGCTGGCGATCGATGAGTTCAGCAGCGGCGACTATGTCGGTGAGGATGCGCTGCCCTGGAAGGGCACGCAGGCCAAGCGCTGGCTGGGTGCGACCTGGATGCCGCATTCCGGCCTGACCAAGGCGGGGACGCTGCGCTACTGCTACTTCTACCACCGCACCGCCATCGGCCATGCGTCGGCCAGCGAGGTCGAGACCGACATCACCTGGCATGGCGACCGCGCCGCGCATTTCGTGGCCAACATGATGAGCCAGGGCGCGGTGCTGATCGACGATCTCGGCGTCGTGCGCATGCGCGCGGCTGAATAGTCATGCGGATGCGCGCGGCCGAGTGAGGCTGGCGGTTTGAGCGTTGGGCGGCCCGTATCCGCGGGCCGCCCTTTTTCAACTTCACACGGAGCCGAAGCCATGGCCCTCACCGCCCTCGCGCTCTGCTCGCGCGCGCTGCTGCGCATCGGCGCCCAGCCCATCGCCTCGCTCGAGGAAGGCACGGCCGAGGCGGAAGTGGCCGCCAACCTGTATGCGCCCGTCCGCGACGCGGCGCTGTCCGCGCATCCCTGGTCGTTTGCGACCGGCCAGGCGCCGCTGGCGCGCCTGCTGGCCCGCCCCGCCGCCGACCATACGCATGCCTTCCAATTGCCGCCCGGGTTTCTGCGCGCGCTGTCGGCCGGCACGGCATCGCGCGGACGCGGCATTCCCTTCCGCATCGCCGAGGACAAGCTGCATGCGGACGCCGATCAGGTCGTGCTGACCTACATCTTCCGCCCCGACGAAAGCGCCTTCCCGCCGTTCTTCGCCCAAGCCCTGGTGGCGCGCCTGGCCGCCGAATTCTGCCTGCCGATCACCGAAAGCGCGTCGCGCGCCGAGATGATGTATCGCCTGGCGGAGGCCGAGCTGCGCGCCGCGCGCCAGATCGACAGCCAGCAGGACACGCCGCGCGCGATCGAGGATTTCCCGCTCGTCACGGTGCGGGGCTGACCATGGCCGCGACACGACGCACCAAGGCAAGCTTCACCGCCGGCGAATTGGCGCCGGAGCTGCTCGGCCGCGGCGATCTGCGCGCCTTCGAGAACGGCGCGCGCCGCCTGCGCAACGTGATCATCCAACCGACCGGCGGCGTCGCGCGTCGCCCGGGCCTGGTGCACCTGGCCGTGCTCTCCGGCCCCGCGCGGCTGATCGCCTTCGAGTTCAACACGGAGCAGACCTATCTGCTGGTGCTGACCGAAGGCCGCCTCGCGGTGATGCTGAACGACGCGGAGGTGGCGGCGCTGCCGGCACCCTGGACCATCGCGATGCTGCCGCAGATCGCCTTCACGCAAAGCGCCGACACGCTGCTGCTGTTCCACCCGCAGATGCCGCCGCAGCGCGTGACGCGCACCGCGCACACCGCCTGGAGCATCGCGCCCTTCGCCTTCACCCGCGAACCGCTGCACGCATTTTCCCGAGACGTCTCGGTCACGCCTTCCGCGGCGACGGGCAGCATCACGCTGACGGCTTCGGCGGATCTGTTCCAGCCTGCGCATGCGGGCGTGGTGTTCGCACTCGCTGGCAAGCGGCTGCGCATCACCAACGTGACCGGGCCGCGCGCCGCGACTGCCACGTTGATCGACACGCTGACGGACACCGAGCCCACGGCCGATATCGAGGAAAGCGCCTTCAGCGCCGTGCGCGGCTGGCCGGTGTCCGCCTGTTTTCATCAGGACCGCCTGGTGCTCGGCGGCTCGCGCGATCTGCCGAACCGGCTCTGGCTGTCGCGCACCGGCGACCTCACGGATTTCGATCCGGGCACCGGCCTCGACGACCAGGGCATCGAATTCGCGCTGGTATCGGACCAGGTGAATGCCATCCGCGGCGTGTTCTCCGGCCGGCATCTGCAGGTGTTCACCAGCGGCACGGAATGGATGGTGACGGGCGATCCGCTGACGCCGTCTTCCATCCAGCTCAACCGCCAGACGCGCGTCGGCAGCCCGGTGGATCGCATGGTGCCGCCGGTCGATGTGGATGGTGCCACGCTGTTCGTGGCGCGCGCCGGCACGGGCCTGTACGAATTCGCCTATACCGACGTCGCCGATGCCTATCAGGCGAACGACCTGGCACTGGTCGCGCGGCACCTGATGAACGCGCCCGTCTCCATGGCCTATGACCAGGCGCAGCGGCTGCTGCATGTGGTGATGGCGGATGGCAGCATCGCCACGCTCACGCTGTATCGCGCCGAACAGGTGACAGCCTGGACGCGGCAGGAAACGCAGGGCTTCTTCCGCGCGATCGCCGAGATCGAGGGCCGTGTCTATGCCGTGGTGGAGCGTTTCGGCGCGCACCGGCTGGAACGCTTCGACGCCGCGGTCGGCTTCGATGCCGCGCTGACCGGAACGGCGGCGACCCCGCGCGGCACCTGGTCTGGCCTCTCGCATCTGACACCGCTCGAAGTCGGCGTGCTGGCGGATGGTGCGCCGGTGGCGCCAACGCCGGTGATCTCGGGCGCCATCACGCTGGAGGTGGCCGCGAACAGCGTGCAGGCCGGCCTGACCTTCCGGCATGTGATCGAGCCGCTGCCGATGGCGTTGACCGGCGCCAGCGGTGCCTCGGCCAGCGCGCCGCTGCGCATGGTCTCGGCCACCTTCCGCCTGCTGGCCACGCCGGCGCTGGAGGTCGATCTCGGCCGTGGGGCGCAGCCCGTGGCGTTCCGCCGGCTCGATACCGCGCTGCTCGATGCCGCGCCCGCGCCCTTCACCGGCGATGTGACGCTGCGCGCCCTCGGCTGGCGGCGCGATGCGCTGGCGCCGCTCTGGCGGGTCGAGGGCGATGCACCGCTGCCGCTCACGCTGCTTTCCGTCACCACCGACATGAGGATCACCGATTGATGGCCCAGCTCGCCCCCATCGCGACGGCGCTCGGCGCAGGTGCCTCGTTGTACGGCGTCGTGCGCGGCAACCAGACCCAGGCGGCGCAGCAGCGCGCGCAGCAGGCGCAGGAGCAGGCGCGCGCGCAGCAGGCGGCGATCGAACGCGCGGCCGAGACAAGGGCGCGTGAGGCGCGGCTGGAAGGCACCATTGCCTCCACCCGCGCGCGTCTTGCCGCCGGTGGTGTCAGCCCCGATGGCGGCAGCGCGGCCGCACTCACCGCGGGCCTGCGGCGCGATGCCGCGGCGGCGGAGGCGGACAGCGCGGCGGTTGCCAATGCGCGCCTGGCGTCCGGCCGGCGCAGCCTGCTGAACGACGATGGTTCGCTGACCAGCTGGCTGCGGGCCGGCGCCAGCTTCGGCAACAGCCTGCGCAGCCTGCTCGACTGATTGCCGCGCGATCCGCCGCGCTGCGCCAACCATTCCTTCGGAGCCCCCCATGGCCGAGCATATCCGCATCGGCGACGTCGCGCCGCGCGTCCAGTATCTGGGCGATGGCGTCCGCGTTGCCTTCCCCTATCCCTTCGCGATCTTCGACGCCGAGAACCTGGAAGTGCGCCTGGATGGCGCCGTGCTCGCCGGCGGCTTCGCCGTGGCTGGCGCGGGCGACAGCGAGGGCGGCACCGTGACGCTCGCGCAGCCGCCTGGCGTCGGCAGCACGCTGACGCTCCGCCGCCGCATCCCGCCCGTTCGCAACACGGATTTCCAGGCGAACGGCCTGCTGCGCGCGCGCGCGCTGAACGACGAACTCGATCGCCTGGTGGCGGTGCAGCAGGAACAGGCGGAGGCGCTGGAGGCGACCATCCGCCAGGACCCGGGCGAGGTCGGTGGCCGTTTCATCCTCCCGCCGCGCCAGGCCCGCGCGAACCGCCTGCTGGGCTTCGACTCGCTCGGCGATGCCGTCGCCTTCCCTCGTGAGTCCGGCCTGCTGACCGCGCCCTTCGCCGGCGCCGTGCCGCGCACGGTGGAGGACAAGATGGCGGAGCATCTCTCCGCACGCGATTTCGGCGCGACGGGCGACGGCGCCACCGATGACGGCCCCGCGCTGCAAGCCGCGATGAACGCCGCCGCCGCCTCCGCCAAGCGCCTGCTGATCGGCGAGGGCACCTTCCGCACCACGCAGCCGCTGCTGCTGCCGGGTGCGTGCCGCGGCCTCAGCATGCGCGGCGCGATCCTCTACGCCGGGCCCTCCGGCCAGATCGCGCTGACCATCGGCGATGGCGGCACGGCGCGCAACGCCAACAAGCAGCATGACGGCATCACCGTGCTGCGCGCGACCCAGGCCGATTGGGAAGACGAGGGCGATATCGGCCTGCTGCTGCGCAACCACGATGCCAGCGTGATCGAGGTGCGCGAAGTCACGGGCTTCACCCTTGGCATCCGCACGCAGGGCGACGGCCGCGGCTTCGAGGATACGACGCTGATCCTCAACCGCATCGTCAACAACAAGATCGGCCTCGACGTGCACTGCCTGACGGCCGCGGCGTGGAACACCTCCATCCGCTACTATGGCGGCCATTTCGCGGTGGGCAGCACGGTGCACACCGCGAAGGACCGTTTCGGCGTGCGCTTCAGCGCGGAACCGGGCGCCTATGTCGCGCACAACCGGCATGTCTTCGATGCGCCGAATTTCGAGCTGAACGCCGAAGCCCGCCCGATCGCCGGCATTCCCTTCCTGATGCAGGTGAACAGCCGCGCGGTCGTGGTGCGCGCGATGCGGATGGAAGGCTGCACCGGCTTCGTGGCACGCCACACCGCGGGCGCGCAGGACCATCTGTACGAAGTCGCCTGGGCCAGCCAGGGCTACGCTGTCGATATCGAGCACACCGCCACGGCCACGCGCCTCGGCGGCGTGGTGCGCGCCTGGCACCAGGCGCTGCCGCACCGCGAAGCCACGCGGGAGGTGGCGCGCGTGGCGTCGCTGCGCGCTGCCGCCATCCGCTGGAACGCGACCGAGACGGGGTTCGAGCAGCTTGCCGTGCTGTCGTCCAACGTCGTCGGCGCCACGCATCTCGAGCAGTTCGTGTTCCCCGCCCTCGACCAGATCACGCTGACCGATCGCGGCGCGGTGCTGGGTGGCGGGCGCGCACTCGGCTTCGTGGTGGATGCGCGGCGCTGCAAGGATTTCGCGCTGTCGGTGGACGCCGATGCGCCGCGGCTGATGGCGATGACCTTCGACGCCAACCGCGCGCTGATCGCGAACCAGCCGGGCAGCGTGCTGGCCTCCGGCGGGTCGCTCGCGTGGAATCCCGATGCGCAATGGTGGCAAGGCACGGCCGACATGAATGATGCGGGGCTCACGCGGCTGCAGGCGCTGCGCTTCGGCGATGCGGTGGCCTATGCGGTGATCGGTGTCGCGCGCATCGGCACGGATTATGAGGTGCGCGCGATGGCGCTGGGCAGCGACCCGCGCCATGCCGCGCCGCTGCTGCACGGCCTGCCGGATCTGCGGCACGGCAAGCGCGACCTCGTGGCGGAGCTTGCCTGGGATCCGCCGTCGATCGCGGCGGGCGGCAGCGCGCAGCTCAACGTGCCCTTGTCGGGCGCCCGCCCCGGCGACTTCGCGCAGGCTGCCTTCTCGCTCTCCACCTCCGGCGCAGTGTTCCTGGCGCAGATCGGCGCGCAGGATGTGGTGACCGTCACCGCCTGGAACCGCAGCGGTGGGGCGCTCGATCTCGGCGCGGGCACGGTGCGCGTGCGGCTGGTGAAGGCATGACGGCGAAGCGCCGCGGCCGTGCCCGCACGCCCCGACCGGGCGCCATTCCCGAAGCGATGATCGAGGCCGCGCTGCCCCGCATCGCCGCCGATTACGACGCGCACCTGGCCCACCCGCCGCAGGGCGACCCAGTGCCCGACGCCAAGGCCGTGATCGCGCATTACGCCGCGGCCGACGCCATCCTCGCGCATTTCCGCGAGGTCTCGGGCATGGCGCAACGCGCCGAGGCCGAGACGCCCGACGCCACGCTGGCCGCCGCGCGGGCCCAGATGGCGGGTGAGACGCCGGAGGAGGGCGCGTGAACGAACGCCCCGCCGAGCTGCTGGAATTCGCCTGGATCTGGAACCAGACCGCCGGCCTCTCCACGCCGGCGCTGCACCGCCGCATGCTGCGCTGGCTGTCGGACCGCGTCGCCGCCGGCGATCCGCGCCTGCTGCTGATGGCGTTTCGCGGCAGCGGCAAATCGACGCTGGTCGGGCTGTTCTGCGCCTGGATGCTGTACCGTGAACCGGCCACGCGCATCCTGGTGCTGGCGGCCGACCACGCGCTGGCGACGCGCATGGTGGCGACGGTGCGGCGCATCCTCGGCCGGCATCCGCTGTGCGGCGCGCTGCTGCCTGGGCCCGGAGAGGGCAGTTGGGCGGCGGATCGCTTCACGGTGGCGCGCCAGGCCGTGCTGCGCGATGCCTCGATGCTGGCGGCCGGCATCGGCGCCAACATCACCGGCGCGCGGGCGGAGCTGATCATCTGCGACGATGTCGAGGTGGCCGGCAATTGCGACACGCCCGGCAAGCGCGCCGAGCTGCGCGAACGCCTGACCGAGGCGGAATTCGTGCTGGTGCCGGATGGCCGCATCCTGTTCGTCGGCACGCCCCACACAGCGGACAGCCTGTATGCGGAGGGCGAGGATGCGCCGCTTTCGGGCTATCGGCGCCTCATTCTCCCGATGCTCGACGCGGCCGGGCGCAGCGCCTGGCCGGAGCGCTTTCCACTGCCGGCCATCCAGGCGCTGCGCGACCGCGTGGGCCCGCTGGCCTTCCGCCGGCAGATGCTGCTGGAGGCGGTGGCCGAGGGCTCCGGCCGGTTCGATCCCGCCGCGCTGATCCGCTACGCCGAGGATACCGACTACCGCGAATCCCAGGGCCGCGGCGTGTTGTCGTTGATGGGGCGGCGCATGGTCTCGGGCGGTGGCTGGTGGGACCCGGCCTATGGGCGGCCGGGGCATGGCGATGCCAGCGTGCTGGCCGCGACCTACGCCGACGCGGAAGGCCGGCACTACCTGCACCGCATCGCCTATCTGCTGCACGATCCCGATGCGGCGGACGACCCGGCGACGCAGCAATGCCGCGCAGTGGCGGAGATCGCGCGCGATCTGCTGCTGCCGGTGGTGCGGGTGGAGACCAACGGGCTCGGCCGCTTCCTGCCCGGGCTGCTGCGGCGCGAATTGGCCCGCGCCGGGGCCGCCTGTTCCGTGCAGGAAGTGGCGAACCACCGTGCGAAGTCGGAGCGTATCCTGGCGGCCCTCGACCCCGTGCTGGCGGCGCGGCGGCTTGCCGTGCACGAAAATGTTTGGCGCACGCCCTTCATCCGCGAATTGTCGGAATGGCGGCCGGATGCGCCGGGCTTGCGCGACGATGCGCTGGATGCGGTGGCGGGCTGCCTGCTGGCCGAACCGGTGCGGCTGCCGGCGGTGCCGGTGGCGCGGGTTGCGACGCTGCCCTGGCGGGGCGGTGGTTAGCCCGCCTTCTTCAGGATTTCGCTGTCGTGCCGTGCCGCGCCGGCCTCGGTGATCTCGAAGCGGCCATCGCCGCGCAGCCGGGCGAAGCCCATGCCCGAGAGGCGTTCCAGGCACGGCCCGTCCTTGAGCCCGGCCGGGCGGCCATGCGGCGCCACCAGCACCAGCCGGTGCAGCGCGGATCGGCAGCAGGTCTCCAGATAGGGCTCGTTCCAGACTGGCATTGAAAATCACTGTCCGCGCGGTCGCCAGAGGGTGGCGCCGCGGGCCCCGGGCTTCAAGGCCCGGCCATCAAGGAGCATGCCGCGATGATCCCCGAAATCCCCCCCGCCTTGCTGTCTTTGGCCAGCGACGCGCCGCTGGCGGCGCTGATGCTGTGGATGCTGCACAATCTGCGGCGCGACATGCAGGCCAAGGACGCGCCGCCAGCCACGCCCCGGGCGGATGGCAAGCCACCCGAGACGGCGCGGGACGAATTGGCCGCCTTCAAGCTGGAGGTCGCCCGCACCTATGTGCCGCTCTCGCTGATCCGCGACCTCGATTCCCGCCTGTCGCTGCATCTGGTCCGCATCGAGGAGAAGCTCGATGAGGTCAGCCGCGCCGCGACGGCCGCCGCCGCGGTCTCCGGCCAGCCTTTGCCCGGCCGGCGCATCGGCTTTTCCACCCGTGGCGAGGCCGCCATCTGA